TGAGGCTTGGTACGACACCGAGATCGCCCCAAAGCTGGCCGAGCTGGCGAAGCTCTGCCACGCGCGAGGCATGTCCTTCCTGGCCCAGGTGGAGTACCAGCCAGGCGACCGCGCCGGAACCTACTTCCTGACGGAGGACGCTGGCCTTGCCATGCAGATGGTCAACCTGTGCTGCCGCACCGCACCCAACGTGGACAACTACATCATCCACCTGAAGCGCCACTGCAAAGAGATGGGCATCGACCCGTCATCAAGCTGGGTGCTGACGCATTGAGGCCTAACCCGTGATTAGGCGACAAGCCCGCCCCGCGCCACGTCGCCTAATCAGCCACTGGCGCAAGCAAACCCCAATAGGCAAACCTAAAAAACCGAGGACGTAATGACCCCGCTTGTACGTGAAATGGCAGCCATCGTGCCGGAACCAGAAACCGCGCACTGGTTCGATCTGGGCACGATCCCCGGGCGCATCGAAGCCCAACGGGTGTATTGGGATGACATTCGCCACATGCCGTACCAGCGCACCATCGTGGTATTCAAGGATTACCGGATCAGGAGCGAGAAATGAGCACATACACACCACCCGACAAGATCGAGATTTACGCCGCCGCGCTGCAAAGCGACATCAACTCTGAGCGCTTCCAGGTTGTGGAGAGCGGCAGGCTCGAAACCTACTGGATCGGCACGGTATATGGCGGCGGCGTCGCAACCGAGCGCGGGCACAAATTTCGGACTGCAGAAGAGGCGTGGGACAACGCAAGCAAATTTGTGGAGCGCTGCGCGGAGATCGTCAGCGAGCGCGACCGCACAGCCAAGGAAGGAGATCAGCATGGCTGATGAATTCATCGACATACGTGAACTGGATGCCAACACACTGCGGGACATTTCCGTGCAGTCTGGCGTGATCTGGCCCGAAGACGGTGACCGTGAATCGCGGCTGTTCCGCTTCCGCGTGCGCCGCATTGCCACAGAAGCCTACCGGCGCGGCGTGGCGGACGGGAAAAAGATCAATGCGGCGGTTGCCGCTATGTTTGAAGGGGAGAGCCATGCCTGACGCCCAGGAACTTGCCGACCGCTGGTACGTGAAGCACGGCCCTTGCTGTGCTGGCTGCGACTGGTGGCACCAGCACAACAGCATCGTTGGAGAGTGCCGCCAATCCGCACCAGTGCCAGCCGGGCAGCGCGTGGCGATGCTGGGCATTCACGGTGCCACCTACCCGCTGGCAGCAGGCCACATCATGACACCGAGGGAACACCACTGCGGCGACTTCAAAGACGAATTCGACTGGAGCACGCTGCCGCCGCACTACCTGCGCCGGATCGGTGGCGCACCATGCAAAGGAGACAGCCATGGCCTCCCGACGTAGCCGCCAGCGCGGAGAGAAGCGCGACCGCTGGAAAGAGCCAGCAGAACCAAACCCACAGGCCCGCTGATGTGGGCCTTTCTCATTCTGGAGACCTGATGCAATTCGGATCTGTTTGCAGCGGCAAGAGCCGCACGGGCCGCCCGGCGATTGATTTGCTGGGCCAGCGTTTTGGCCGCCTGCTGGTGGTTGAGCGTGTTGAGAACGACAAGCGCGTTGTGGAAAAAAGCCCGGTTCTCACCAGCCTTTCGAGCAAAAAAAATATACCCGACAAAACCATGTGGCTTTGCCGGGCAAGCGGGCGGAATCAGCGTGCGGTCACGGCCTGGCGCGCGCTGGTGTAGGCGCGCTCGCAGCTTGTGCCGGCGGCGCGGGCGGCGTCGTAGTGCTATCGGCAGCGCCGAATTACTGCAAAGCCGCTACAAGATCAGCGCCGGGGAGTGTCGAATTAGCGCGCCGGGCGGGCCGGTTTTGCGCTATTTGGTCGATTTAAGCCGATTACGATTGACTTATTCGGTGTCAGGGCGCCTTCAACCCAAGCGCCGGCACAGGCTCAGTGATCGTGCGCACGTAGCCCTGCAAATACTCGATCTTGGCGCGGTCGCGTATCAGGGCTTCTCGGAGATCGAGAACATCGAGTCCAGCCGCTGGAGCGAGTTCGACGCCGGCTCCATCGCCCACGCTGCCGGTGGCGGCGGTGGTGGGCAGATCAGGGCTGGGGCAGCGGGCGGCGACGTAGCGCACCCGGACAGTGCCAGCAGCAACAGCAGGGCGGCGGCGGTTGTTTTCTTCGACGGCATCAGAGACCTCCTTGGTGATGCGGGCGTCCAGGTTGGACAGGAAAGCGGTCTGCGCGCCGCGCCAGGCGTACACGGCGGTGCGCAGTTTGTCGGTGGCCTCTGCCACGGCGCGGGCTTCGTCGGCGCGCTGCTTGGCTTGTTCGGCGGCTTCGATTCGCACGCTGGCCGTGATCTCGCGCTGACCGACGAACGCTGCGCCCAGCACGCCAAAGGCAATCGTCCAGGCAAGCGCTGACCACGCGCGCGGCGCGAAGAAGTGGGCGGCCACGGCCAGGCCGAAAGCGGCCAGGATGGCGGTGTAGCCGGCGGTGCCGGTGAGGAAATTCAGGACGCCCATAGGTCGCTCCAGTACGAGGCTGCCGCTAGCCACCACGCGGCGCAGTGCATGACGAAAAGTCCGGCGATCATTGGGCTTTCCCAAGGCAGATTGCACGCTCGGCCTGGCGGCGGTTCTGCAGTCCCTGCAGGTACTTCCCATCCGCGTAGGACCACACCGGGGCGCCGGAGGGCGAGCGCGCCAGCGCATCGCAGCCGGCGGCGTACTGGCCCTCGTTGATGAGACGGAAGGCGCGCGATCCGCAGGCGCCAGCCTTGCCGACGTTGATGGTGAAGATGGTCAGCGCCACCAGTCGATCCGGCGTCAAGTGGCTCCATTCGGTGCAGCCCAGCACCGCGTAGCCGTACTCCAACAGCGTCGTCTTGTTGACCTCGCGGCATTCATCGGATGTCAGGCGTGTGCCGACCGGCGCTTTCCAGTCCGTGCGGCCGGCGCAGTAGGTTGGGATGCCGCCCGCCAGGTTGTCGGCGTACACGCGCAGGATGTTCCCCTCCCAGCGCTCCAGCGTGGTCCACGCCAGCGGCCCGGTCAGTGCGGCCAGCAGCGCGGCGGGAATGGCGCCCTTGCGCAGCACGGCGGCAGGCACCTTCGGCGCATTGGTGTTCGGGCGCCAGTTACTCATGCCTGGCCTCGGGACTCAGGTCGCGCTGGTACATGAAGCGGGCGATGAAGCCGGCCGCACCGAACAGGGCGCCGACGATCTGCAGCCACAGCGAAGCGCCTTCAACCGACGAGAACGAGCCGCGCACGGCGAACACGATGCCCAGCACATCGCACAGCACGGAAAGCGCGAACAGGCGAACGCTCCAAGCCCAACGAAGCACATCACGCCAGTTCGGAATCAGCTTCACGGATATTTTCATTGCTGCCCCACGACAAAATTACCGATTTCTTCGTAGTGCGGCCACAGGAAGTGGCAGCGGTGAACGGCGTGCAGGGTGATGCCCTCGCCGGCGCTGCCTTCGACATACCAAGGGCCGAATTTCTGCTGGCCTAGCGGGCGCGAAAACATCGGCTCGTTGGGGCGGCGATCCATGAAAGTGACGCCGGCTACATCGCCATCCGAGGCACGGCCGGTGACGCTGACAAACTCGCAGTTTCTTTGCTTGTCGAACGTGCCGACAATCAGCACTCCGCCCTGCTCGACAAACTGCGTCTGCACCTGGAACGACTTGATGACGCGGTAGTGCTGGTCGAGTTGGTATGCGCCGATGGCGAGTAGCAGCGTCAGCATCGGCGCGGCCAAGAACGCACAGAGAAGCACCGTGCGGATGAACCGAGGCTTGAAGGGCTTCGGGTCTTCGCCAATCAGCAGGCCCGTGATGGTCGTCGGCGGGTCGTCTCGGTTCATTTGGCGCTCCCCATGTGAGACTGAATCCACATCCACAGCGCCGCCGCCATTGCCAGCAGTGCCGACCAGGCGCCGCCGCTCACCAGCTTTTCGAGAACAGCTCGGTTCAGAGCTTTGCGCGACTTCATCAGCTCGATCTGCTCCTTGTGGTACTCGCGGTGCAGGATGGGGTCGCCTTCGGGGAAGCCGGATAAAAAAATGGTGCGCACCTCCCCGAACTTGGTGTCCATGTGCTCCACCAGGCGCCGCTCCATGTCTTCAAGGCGCGCGTCAACGAAGTCCGCGATGTCTCGCGGATCGTTGGATTCAGGATGGTTCTGGCGTGGCACTTCAAGACTTCCGGCGCTTCAAGCTGCGCCCAATCGCCACCGCTGCGGCCAGTCCAGTCCCGTCCTGGCTGTGGCGAACAATTTCCAGCTTGTAGCCGTAGCTGCGGATCAGCGCCAGGCCGTGCCAGCGGTTGATGCTCTTGTAGTGGTAGCAGTTGCCGCTTTTC